ACTGAATTAAGAGAGGGTGAATACACTGCCTCTGAATTAAAAACTGCTGGCTATATTGCGAGCGAATTATACACAGCAGGATACAGTATAATAGATCAACTCGTCGCGGACTATCTACGGAGTGATATCGCCACTGCGGGATACAGTGCCATCGCATTATTTGATGCCGGGTTCAATATTTCCGAACTAACAATTGCAGGTGTTGACAGAAATACTATATTGTCTCTTGGATATTCAGCGACACTTTTAAAAGGAGAGAATTATCTTGCGACAGAACTATACTCTGCTGAATATACTATTGATCAGTTAGTCAATGCTGAGTATCTACGGAATGATATTGCAACCGCCGGATACACTGCATCTCAGTTAAAAACAGCAGGGTTCACTGCATCCGAATTAAAGGCTGCTGAATTCACTGCATCTGAATTAAAAGCGGCTGAATTCACTGCATCTGAATTAAAAGCGGTTGGATTCACTGCATCTGAATTAAAGGCGGCAGAATTCACTGCATCTGAATTAAAGGTTGCTGAATTCACTGCATCTGAATTAAAAGCGGTTGGATTTACTGCATCTGAATTATATCATGCCCAATTCACCATTGATGATTTAAAGTCAGCCCTCTATGAACAAGATGAAATAGTGAAAGCCGGTTATAGTGCAGCACAGTTAAAGGCGGCTGGGTATGTGGCGTCTATCCTGAAAGACAATAATTTCAACAGTATTCAGCTACAATCGGGTGGATATACAGTTTTACAATTACAGGCTGCGAATTATCTAGATTATGATATTTTAAGGTCTAATTTCACTGCATTACAACTAACTATAGGAAAATATACACCTTTACAAATAAAAGATGCAGGGTATGGAGCAAGTGCTTTGAAATCTGCAGGAATTTCGAATGATACTATTATTTCATTGTTGTATTCTGCAATTGAATGTAGATCCATTGACATAACTGCTAGTCAATTAAAACAGAATGGGTATACAGATGAAAGTATAATTGCAGCAGGTTATTCGGTTGCAGAACTAACTGCAGCAGGGATCAATGTAGGTACGTCCGATGATTCTGTTTATATTCAAAGACGCGCTCGAAACTCTTTCTTTTAATTATACGCATTTCAACATGTAAAATTATAATATACTAATAATATAATATATTATAAGCCATCGCCACTATGCCACGTTTAGAACTTCAACTGACACCATATACAAATTTTACGAAGGAACAGTTGGATATGCGTCGCAAAGTCGAAATACTCAAATATCAAGGAAACAATAGCAATCAAGCTCGACTTTCAAAAAAAGAGAAATATGCACAGGTTGTTCGAAGTAATTACGACCCAAGGAAATATTCATGTCCAAATGATTACAAAATTCCGCAGTCAACATCCGCCTCTGGAATCATTGGTGGCAAACAAACCTATTTACTGGAAGATCCAAATGTTCCTCTCTATAATTATATTGTCGATCAAGATGCGTACGGGATAACCAATGATATAGATAATGCTCCATGGAAAATAAGGTATGATAGAAATGTTCAATGTTTGCCAGGATTAAATGAAAATACTACTACTATAACCACATTGTTAATTAACAAGCAAATCAGTGAAAAACAAACCACATTTCAATTACAAACGCCAGTGTCTGCCATTATTCGCGGATCATATTTACCATTTACAACGAGTGGTTCAAAAGTGATTGTTCAATTCAATGCACTCACCGTCAAAATATATTACAACGAGATACAATTACCAAGTCCAGATAATCTAATTGCTACATTCAATAATAGTAATGTGAATACAATATCGCGAGAGATAACATTACAGCCATCTATTTCTCAATCTGCAACTCAAGAAACATATGATTTTGAAAGTGTATTCGACTTAGGATTTATTAATATATCAGGACTAACCATACCCACCCAGCCGAATTTTGTATATACGTTTCGTATTTCATACAATCTTTCTTATACTTCTGAAAATCAAGAACTACCAGCTATTATGCGAGAACAAACATTAGTCTCCATGTATTGTAATACAGATTCGAATGCGGGTTCCTATATTAGTTCTGGATTGGATAAACCATCTGTCAATGTTTTAAATACGCCAGATAATAGTGCAAGTACATCGCCTGCATATACATTTCGCGAAATCGCATAAGAAAATAGAGAATAGGTGAATTGATGTTCTAACATTGTAATACAGTTATGTCATATTCGTCTCTACAGAGTGGACACGCTTCGCATTTTACAACGCATTCTTTACATATATAATGGCAACATGTCGGCACAACTAGGTCTGATGGTTTCATCTCTTCATAACACACGGGACAATCATCGAAAACCTCGTTTTCTGCGTATAATTTGCGAATATGATTTTGCATTTGCAAATGGATATGTTGACATTGTTCGCGAATTTGCCTCACTGCCTTTCGTTTCCGCATTCGCTCCTCGTCTACCCGTTCACGTAATGTTTGTATTCTAGACCGTTGTGCAAAATCGGTTTCTTCTAACATGCGAATAGTGTCTTCTAATCTCGCAATTCGAGCATCACGTGAAGTAGTAGATAAATCTGAAATATCTGACAGACGATCAAATGGATATGGTTTATGCGTTTTATAATACACACAATCCAATGTATATTCTGTAGTGATAACTGCATTTCGTGGTTCGGCAATAACCTCCATGTAAGATATGTTATATTCACTACCGGAATTCGTTTGTGCAGTTAGATAATAACTACTGAAATATGCATTAAATGCTCTGATAAAATCACGAACATTTGGAATTTTTTGTTCATCGTATATAGGCACCTCGCGTAAAATGCCGTTTTCTACAACATCTTGTCGTCCAATCACAAATTGTTCTGGTAATTTGAGACTATATTGTTGAGTTTTGTGTCGTTTATTCGTGGTTTTGCTTTGAATAGAATGTGTTATTCCGCCACAAAGCCATCCGTCCGCAACATCATAGAAATTAAGACTTTCCATGAATTGATTGATTGCTTCATATAGCATTTTTTCTCGTGTAATTTTCACCATTTTAGAATAACAGAAGTGGTATTAATTGTTATGATTAGTATATAAATATTCATAACAAATATGTTCAATTTTCCTTGGAAATTTCCGACAACTTCTGGATTAAATATTGCATGCTATATGCATATTTTGTCTCGTAATTTTCGCCGTAGCAACTAACATCGAACGTAAGTTCGTCAATTCGGTTTATAATGCAATAGACGATATGTTCATAATGATCCAGGATTTTATATGCAGTTTCTAACTGTTCACCGAGGTGGGTTGAAACGTGATTATGATAAAAGAATGTATCAAATATAACATTTGGTTGCTGAAGATATAGTTCAGGTTCTACTTTTTCAAGCAGAAGACGGCATACGAGATGGATCGTGTGTATCATTTTTATAGATTTCGTAAATTCGTTTCATGAGATTTATAACTCGTTTATATCGAACAATATCAGGCACAGTAGGTCTAACATATCTACGCATACCATCAGAGTTGAATGACTGCAATAGAGCTTTCCTAGCGTAATGGACCGAACGACCACGTAGTCCATCTAGATCATATAAAATATTTCGTGTAATCGTATGATTATCACTAACGGTTTTTAATTCTTCCCGTTCATTGCAATATTTTGTATATCGTCTAACTTGTTTCATAATCTCGTTGCATAATTCGTCGCGGGTCCAATGTTTTCCAGAAGAGAACTCCGTATATACATCTAACAATAGACCAGATTGTTGCACAATGCCACCATAACTGATTTTGAATTCATTTTCTAGTACTCGTTTGACGCTTTCCTCTAATACTACGTTGGTATAAGTGCCACCACGGGCATTATCAATGCCATAATGTCTCATGTATTTCCTTACGAAATAATCAATATCTAGTTCACAACTCAATTGAATCGTTTCAGTGATTTCAATGGGTGGATTTTGCCTAACAAATTCATGCATTATGCAGCAATCAAATAAGATATTTGAATTATCTCGACTATCTGGAGATACATGTAAAAACCACTTTTTATTTGCTAATTTGATTGAGTATAATGTGTAGTTCGGCATGATGTAATATACTATTGTCTATTATTTATGTTGATTCATAGAAAAATATAACAATCATTATGGATAGTGGTGATAATTATCTCATATGAATTACATAATTATCTAAGGCACTTGTGAGTACATAATAGGACCTTGTGCGGGATTCAAGCAGAGTTTCTGAGAAGGAAATACTTGCCCAGACATGCATTTATTGCTATCTTCTACCTCAACGCATCCTCTTTTGCCATGATATTCGCCGACTAAACACCATGATGATTTTCCTGAAGTTATGGGATTTTGAATGGGTGCACTAGATACATCAGCAGCCGGTTGCACTGGAACATTCGTAGATAGGTTGAGCGCATTGTCCAATTGCAGTTTCGAAGCAGTATTCACATTGCCACTGCTAACATTCTTTAATAGATCGGCAACGGATTGCACTGTTCCGCCGGCAATGTCAATGCCCGTTTTTGCAACATCGGTAGCAATGTCTGCGGATTTATCAATAACTGTTCCAGCAGTGTATCCAAATACAGATAGGATTTGAGCAACAAGGGGGCCAAATATACCAATAATCGTTTGTACGAAATTTCCTAAAATATGTAATAAATTTATTCCTAAAAAGGACAAAACCAAAAGGGCGGTGAGGATGGTTATCAATAAATTCTTGCTAAGGAATCCAGAACTATTGCCTGGATTCACAATTTCTGGATTTGCACTGTATTCAAATGAACGATTCATTAAGTCTAACGCTGTATACTATAGAGTATTATTTTTTGCTCAATGAAAACGACAATTAAACTTATTGTAAAAGAATTTAGATATTCGTTGATAGATAAAATATAATTTAGCGAGTCATTGTAATGAAATTGTTTAACATGATCGAATCATTTTTTTTCTTGAGTCTAGGTGTTGCATTTGTATTACTTCTTTTACTTGTATATCACTTTAGACAACGAGTCAATGCGATTGAACAAAAGTGCGATACGATGTTTGAGATTATTAACAATGTGGTTTGTGAACTCAACGTAGTCCGCTCGCAAACTCAAGTGCCGGTTTCCATGGAGCAGGTGATGGGCCTTACAGATGGCGGAAGAATTCCTGTTTCCATAACAAATAGTCAATCTGATGAGGAAGATAGCGAAGAAGAAGAAGATAGTGATGAAGAAGAAGATAGTGATGAAGAAGAAGATAGTGATGAAGAAGAAGATAGTGATGAGGAAGATAGCGATATGCCTGAATTGATTCCATTATCAGAATCTGTTCGCATTGTAAATGTTGATATGGATGGACCCATCGACATAAGCGAGACAGAGAATGATACGGAACTTGAGATAGAGACATTGGTGGAAAAATTAGATTCAGACGGTATCGACACAGAAGAACTAACTGTGGAAAAAATAGACGATACCGCTGAAACTTTAGATTCCAATATAAATTTAGAAGAAAATTCGACTGCCTCTATTCATACTGATCCGATCGACATTTACAAAAAAATGAATATCAGTTCATTAAGAGCATTGGTTATTGAAAAGGGACTCATTTCTGATCCTAGTAAACTAAAAAAACAAGAATTGATTCAACTCCTTCTCCCATCTACTGACTAGTTTATAAGAAACGTTGTTGCGAAAATAAAATAAATATGTATAATATATAAATCTCTACACTATATTATAGATGTTCTCTTCAAATCATAAACCATATGAATACATTCGGTCTGCATATCCAGTTATAAAAGAAACCGTTCCTCAAAGTGCACGAGGATACAATTCTAATAACAAATATCCAGGTATGCCCCCACTCATGAATGATGGTCGTTCAATAACAACATCTGCTCAATCAAATTCTTCTACCAACGCCGATATAATTCGTCAAAATAATATTCAATCTAATTGGCAATATCGCAAATACTTGCAATCGAATGCAGTTGAGGTTATGAAATCCAATTTCAGATCTGCATCCAACGATGCTGGTTATCATGTCCGACATGTCGACGTGATCGATAATCAATCTAACCAGTTCTCCAGTAAAAGTGTTTCACCTGCATTGTATTCTTCTGTTGTTGATACAAAACAAGTAATAGGTCAATCAAATAGTGATTTAAAACAATTGTATATGTCAAGAGATATCTTAGATTCTCGTAGAATTTCACCTGTTATCACCCAAGCATCCCTTTTACATCAACGTTTTTTGGCAAGTCAAGCACCAAAAGAAAAGGCATAAATTATTAGTTGCGCCGTATGAAATATAGACACGACAATTGTATATATTTCATAGTTGAATGAAACTCATTAGTTTTGACGTAGGTATTAAAAATATGGCATATTGCATTTTGTCGATAGACAGTTGTAATACATTATCGATTGATGATTGGGGAGTATTGAACATGATTGATAATGAAACGCCCGAAATCCACTCATGTTCGTGTATGATTCCTGCAAAAAATAAAAAGACGGTACCTAAACAATGTGGAAAAAAAGCTAAATATACAAAAAATAGCGACTATTTTTGTGAAAAACACGCAAAGGCAAATAAGAAATTTATGATACCTACGAAACAATCAAGTATTGCTTATATAAAAAAAATGAAAATGGAATCGCTAATTGATATCGCAAAGGGTTATATGTTGAATTTGGAAAACGAGAAACTGAAAAAGGCTGATCTAGTTCAACGGATAACTCAATTTTATCAAACCACCAATTTTGAAACGATCATGTATAAAAAGGCAATATCCGCAAACAATGTGAATTTGATACACATCGGTAAATCAATAAAAACACTTATGAATCAGCTTCCTGGTATCGATGACATCACTCATGTTGCGATAGAGAATCAAATATCACCGATTGCGAACAGAATGAAAACAATACAGGGAATGCTTGCCCAATATTTTATTATGAAAAATGATGATATATTGATTGAATTCATATCGTCAGCAAATAAACTGAAACAATTCAATGACCGTTCAATTGTACAGGTGGAACCGATAATACAATCTAGTTCTCAACGAGCCAATCCACAGTATAAGGAACACAAAAAGGATGCCGTTTCCTTTTGTAAGGAAATATTGTCAACAAATGAATCGATACGCCATTGGAGCGAATCCTTGGTTGTAAAAAAGAAGGATGACCTGGCTGATTGTTTTCTACAAGGTTTATGGTACTTGAAAAACAACAATATAATATTGTACGCGGAGGATTTAAAAATAAATATTGTATAAATATCATAAGACATGGAAGCTATCGATATCGGATTAAGTGATTTAGAACCAGTTTCTATTAATTTAGATCAAAATGACGGACCATCAAAGGTAAGTTTCGGTTCTGGAATTGAACTTTTGATGAATGGTAAGTCCAAATCCGCATCTGGAGATACAACCTCCTTAGATTTAGGAGATCTTGACGATTTGGAGAGTGAGATGAATAACCTATCCGCTAAGGCCAGTTCCGCTATATCAGAACCAGAATCACAATCATTCAGTGGATTTGCTTCCAATCTATTCGGCAATAATGAATCTCAACATGCTTCTCGCAATCCAACTGATGATACAGATTCCCATTTAGGTAGTGCAACGAGAGAAAGTGCCGGTAATACAAAAACATGGGACGGATATTCTAAAATGAACGACGCTCCAGATGGAGGCAAAACATTTCCTGCTACCACAATGAGTGATAGAGAAAGGCGCAGAAAAAAAAGAATGATGCTTAAAAAATTAGAGGATTGGTACGATAAAGGGCATATTAAACATAGTTCAAATTTTACATTGGATTCGCCATTCGAAGATATTGAAGATGAATATGAAACTGCAGTTGAAGACAAGCGAAAGAAAGAAGGGGTAAAGCTTCAACAATGGTGGTTTATGACGTTTGTCAATTCACTTGAATATGCAAATGCTGCATTTAATCCATTTGATCTGAATTTAGATGGATGGGGAGAACAAGTTAGCGAGGATATTGATAGTTATGACGAGATTTTCTCCGAATTGCACGATAAATACAAGGGCGGTAAGTTGGCCCCCGAAGTGTCTTTATTACTCCGTCTGGGTTTCAGTGCAGCAGTACTTAACTTTTCAAACAAAGCTCTATCAAGTGCAACCCCCGCATTCAATGATGTCATTAAACAGAGTCCCGAATTAATGAAGATGTTTACCAATGCTACAGTAAGTAGTATGAGCCAACAATCACCTGGTTTTGAATTTGCCAATAATCTCATGCAGGACAATATGGGAAGATCTAGTGGGCCTCCTCCACCTGCCCCAGTTGAAACTCAAAATCAAGCTCCTCCCCCTCGACCTGGAATGGTATACACGGAGGCACCTGGGAATCGTCCCGATCTAAATGCAGGTAGAGGAACCATGTTCCGCGAACAAGGAGTTGATGTAAACCAAAACTTTGATGATGCAAATAGAGCCCCTCAACCTGTATCCAAACGCCCCGAGATGAAGGGACCCCAAAGTAGTGATATTGATAACATTCTTTCTGGTCTAAAAACACGTACAGTTAATATTCATGAACAGCCATTGGATGCTCCAAGTAGAGGGGACGATTCCATGATCTCAATTGGATCACTCAAGGATATGCAAAATACGACCCTACCTAAAAGGTCTAATCGTAAGAAAAACAAATCAGACAAAAATATTATTTCATTAGATATTTAATTTCTTCGAATGCATTCTTTTGAGAATTTTAATGTATTTGTTAAAACTAATAGGTATTTAACAAATAATAGAATATGGAACACTATCTAGCAGGGTTAGTAAGTGGGATATGTCAAACTCTCATTGGGCATCCATTAGACTCTTACAAAACATGGAGGCAAAATAGTTCACTACTACAAAGACCATCTATCTCTTTTCATAATCTCTATAAAGGTATCAAATATCCACTCATTCAATCCCCATTTATTTGCGGTATTGGGTTTGGTGTCTATAACAATGCCTACCAAGAAACAAAAAATACATACATTGCTGGTTCACTCACTGGATTCATTAGTGCATTGATTGGGACTCCACTCGATTATTACAAAATACAGCGACAACAGCAGTTGATTGACGCTCATTGGCGAAAGTCGTATAGAAATATGCATTCTGTAATACTCAGGGAAATTCCCGCAAATACTATTTATTTTACAATCTATGATCTGATGAAACGGCAAGATATACCTACTATGTTATCTGGAAGTATTGCAGGCAGTCTTTCATGGTTAATAACATATCCCTTAGATACGATCAAGACAAGAATGCAATCTGGCGTTTCTACAACTATACGAGAAACGATAAACCAAGGGAATCTATGGGTCGGATTGAAACCATGTATTATTCGCGCTTTTTTTGTAAACGGCATTGGATTTTATGTATACGAGCAAGGTATACTCGCAATGAAACCAAACTGATTGTATACACCTGCAATAAAAATAGAGGTTATATCCCCCTCTATTTTTATTCGTTTTTCATTCTTATCTCGATGATTCTATTATCGGCATTCGATCCACCATTGTCTGTGATGGTGTTCTAGGAATTGCCGGAGTAGGAACATAGGGTCTATGTGATCTGACATATCCTGATGGACCGCGATAACTGGTTTTTGCAGCAACTTTTACTATACATATACTGTCATTGAATAATACTGTACCTTGCATTGTGGACGGTTTCGAATCGTTATTTGATTTGTTGGGTTGGTACTTTTTTCGATTACTTATATCTATCAATTTTTTAGAATAGTGAGAACAATATTTGTATTTTTCAGTTCATATTATAGTGTTTTTTCGTACATTTTCAACATCTGCTTCTTGCGGTCTGTATAATCTACAATCGGTTCAGTGTAAGTTCCTTTTTGATATTGTGCGCGGACTTCTGGATCATACCATTTGTGAATGTCTTTGGGCAATACGTCGCCCAGTTCAGGTATCCATTTTTTGATATATTCTGCATTTTTATCATATTTAGCACTTTGGATCCAAGGATTCATGTCTCGAAAATAAGGTTTCATGTCCACACCGGTGCCACTGATTCCTTGCCAATTTCCATTGTTGCTAGCTATATCATAATCAGTAAGTTGTTGTGCAAAATATTTCTCTCCCCATCGCCAATCTATCAATAGTGTCTTTATCAAAAAACTAGCCACAGTCATTCGCCCACGATTGTGCATATAACCAGTAGTATTTAATTCGCGCATGCACGCATCCACTATAGGGTATCCAGTATTGCCAACCTTCCATTTTCCAAAGTGGGATCTATTGTTGTACCAATCGATTGTTTGGAATTTTACTTGATATGATTTTCCAACAACTTCTGGGTAGGCATAGAGAACATGTGCAAAGAATTCTCTCCAAATTAACTCTCGATTTAGACCATTCCTGTGCCCAAATGCTTTTTTGAACATATGGTATACCTCGCGTATTGACACACATCCAAACTTGATATAAGCGGACAAATGAGTAGTTCGTTCTATAAAAAAATCACGACATTCATCATATGATGTTTGTTCAATTAGAGCACGGGATAGTTTTTTAAGAGCGATTGTACGACCGCCATGTACTAAAATCTCTGGGTTCGGGTCGATGAAACGAGTTAATGCAGCAGATAGAGATGTCTCATTTTGTATTTTCATTGACGTAGAAGATAAATGGGAGATTCGACGTTTCGACGGAGATGCAACGTCCATGTCAACCACTGCATTATAAAAAGGAGTGTATTTTTTGTAGGTAGTATTAGAACCAGTGAGAACCGTGCCCGGTTCATAGAGATAATAATCGCCACATTCTATACATTCTTTTCCGACATTCTTACAATATAACTGCGTTTGTTTATCGCGACCTACTGCATAAGGACTATAATCGCGGTTATAAAATAGCATATCGATTCCTAAATCGTTCATCAATTTGGGAAGGACGGTATGCTGATTTCCATATAAGATGATTAGTTTACCACCACGGTTCGAGATCTCTTGTGATAATTCTGCTAAACTCTCAATCATAAACTGTATCGCATTTGACGACCGGTACTTGTTTTTTTCACTAACTTGGTCTGGTGTAAATATAAAGCATGTATATAACTTGTCGCATCGCGTATCCGCATCGATTAATCCTATATTGTCGACAATTCGTAAATCGCGATGAAATAGAAACAATCCTGTTGTCATTTTACTATACAATATTGAGAAAATTTCATGTTCTCTCCTACATAAAACAATATTCAAAAGAATGTTTGTAAACGACTTAAATTTATAATTATATTCTCTCGATATAGATATGGGATTATTCGCGATATACAATACAGTTGCAATCGGATACATGATGATGGTACTGATTCAAAAAATAATACAGCTTCCTTCTGCGGTGTCAGCAGTATATTCTTATGTATCTACCAAAGGACTAGAAGGAATAGCAATTGATTCATTTTTTATATATACAGATACCTTATATCAAACTGAAAAATGGTGCCAACGTATGTACACGGCCCATCCAATTAGCCAAGAACTATTTGATCGGTTTGTGTATCTAATGTATTTTTTGCATGCAGAGTTCCAAGATTATAGAGTTGAGCCATATCACCATTCGTGGACGAACATTTCAACTATCCAATATTCCTCCCATGATTATATTGTACCTCAATACCGCATCTCATTTTTTGGATTCAATGATCCGCAACTGTATACAATTCTCAATACCCATTTGAATGATGAATATTGTATGATCTATCCAGAAAATACGACAAACCAGCTCGTCGTGAATGCTTTATATGCGAAACATACGAAGAAACTCATATGCGATACTAATTGGAGACCGGTACTCGATGCTTGTATAACAATGAAATACAATGGTCGGTATTTCTCCAAGGTTATACGAAAAAAGGACGAACTAGAACAAGAAATCGATTTGACAGCAAAGCGTAGCAGAACATCTTTTTTATCCATTGAATATAAACATCCTGCATTAGATGAGCCAATTCTAATCGAATTGGACAAAATGTACTATACAATCGGTAATGATATATTGTCAGCAAGTTTCATACGACGTTATTTAGAATATCAATATAGACCCTCTGGTAATATACTCAATTGCATTTTTTGTAATGGACACCTACGTGGATTATTTGAACAAGATGATGGTAATTGTATTCTGAATAAAGACTACACTGTGAGTATTATGGATAACCAAATGAAAACCTTTACGTTAGGAATGAATCAATATGTTCGACTGGCAGAAAGGTCTTATGAAATTATTACTTTAGATGCAGAATAAACAATTGCCAAAATACATATAAAGATTTTTCTACTACTAGTATACGGGCGTAATCACTATGGATGCAGTGAGTATTCCTATAACCCAAACACATTCATTGAATGATAAATGGAATTTGTATTACCATTTACCACACGACAAACGCTGGGATTTATCCAGCTATTCGAGCATAATGAGCGACATCGATGTTATAGAATCGGTTATTTCATTGAACGAAAAGATTCACGACAATGTTATCCGTAATTGTATGTTGTTTATTATGCGGGTCGGTATTACGCCCATGTGGGAAGACCCACGAAATCGAAACGGTGGTTGTTTTTCATACAAGGTTAGCAATAAATGTGTTCCAGAAGTATGGAAGAATCTGTTTTTTGCACTTGCTGGCGAAACTCTCATGACAGATCGCAACCACAGTAAATATGTCAATGGCATAACTATTTCACCGAAAAAAAACTTTTGTATTATCAAGATTTGGTTGAGTGTATCTACTTTTCAAGACCCCAATATGGTTATCCAAATCCCGAGCCTGATGAAACAGGGGTGTTTATTTAAAAAACATGAACCTGAATTTTGATCACGTACTGTATGTAAGAAAAATTGAACCTATTTTATCTGATATTTACTATATCATATAAAACCATGAAAGAAATTTCAAAAAATATTCACCCCCTTAATGAAACCTTTGTATTTCAAGTTGGATCGAATGCGCAAGATAATTTTGCGATTATCGACAAGTCAAATAACCATGATCTATGGTTCCATATAGAAAATGAATCGTCATGTCATGTTATCTGTTCTATGCCAAAAGAAGCAATATATGATAAAAAACAAATACGCTATATTATTAAACAAGGCGCGCTTATATGCAAACAATATTCGCGGTTCAAATCTATGCCCAAAATCGATGTTGTATATACTACGATTGCAAATATTACAAAAACAGATACAATTGGACGAGTTATTGTAGAAAATGGCAAGACAATCGCGATCTGATTACTAGACATATCGAGGATACACTATTTAGATTTTTTTCACCGGCATATATATAGTATCATACATGATATCTGACCTAGAAGAAAACAAACCATCAATGATTGAACACGACACCGTTGTCGATTTATTACGCATAACCATGTTAGTATACAATTATGGTAAAAATATTGTTATGGAAGACGAAGATCAAACCGTGGAAACGTTTGTGAGTAAAATACGCGCAGCTGGTACATTAGAAGGGCTCGATGTAAGTTGTGCACGAAAAGAAGCCCTTATCGAGATTGCTGAACATGCCCCTTCTGGAAAAGTACACAAGTTCATTTCCGAACCAAGTACCGACCTACAGGTTGGTATCACCACCAATGACGAAGACAAAAGAATTTGTGTTGTTTTTCGTGGCAGCGAATCAAAAAGTGATTGGTATTATGATTTACAAGTCCGCAAACGTCATCTTCATGATGGTATCTATGTACATGGGGGATTTTACGACCAATTACACGGGAATGATGTATGCAAAAAAATCGTGGATGAAATCAAACAATTGATTGATGCCAAACCTGATTATCAAATTTACATAACAGGCCATAGTCTCGGTGCCGCGCTATCCACGTTATTTGGTTTTTTATTGTCCGAGGAACTTGAAAACAAAATAACAGTGGTGTCTTTTGCAAGTCCGCGAGTTGGGAATCTTGAATGGAGAAATGCGTTTGAAGCAAAACCGAACCTCATCCATTATCGTATTGCAAACGATAGAGATGTTGTTACCGCATTTCCAATGTACAAATACAAACATGTTGGTGAGAACATCCGTTTGTTTGAAAACAAGTTTGATGTGTTCTCGAATTATTCGTATAATACATGGTATGACTATTCTCTATTCCGATGCTGGAGTATGGGAGATCATGATTGCGATCTATATTACAAACGACTCCTGAAAAACAAATGGTGATTGTATCATTAAAAAACAGTACAATTTTTGATGATATTGAATTAGGATGGGGGCAGTTGGGCGAGACACAATCGTATCTCACCGAGAGAAGCCACATCATATTTTACAATTAGTGGCAAATCATTACCCAAGTACATTTCCAGATGAGTACATAAAGGTGTGCATTTGATAAAATGACTCAAACTCTTCAGAGAAAATTCGCCCTGGATGATAACAGATGCATCCGACTTTTGTAAAAACTCCATATTTCCGTCAGATTCTGTACGATAAATACGAGAGCTTGCGAAGTTGCCTTCACATGAGAATATCAAATCATTACCTACCGACTTGATTTCAATGCGATCGGATATGCCATTAAGATCACGAATGATCTTTTGGAAATCCGTTGTCGGAAGGTTAATAACAGTGGTGTACTCCACGTCTGGAACGACGAGTTCCTCCATATCAGGTTCTATTAATCTCAGTTTCTGACTATAACATTGTTTTATATCACCATTGTCATATTGTAGACCCAAATGAGATACTATACCATCATGGTAATCATTTTTATCAATATACATGGATAATGTGTCATCGTTCGACATGGTAGAAATAACTTTGAATAAATGTAATGTATTGGCGCATACAATAATCTTGTCTGGTTCACAATCATAATGTTCAAATCGATGCGATTGTAAGGCTACATTCACTAGAATAGTATGGGTCTTATCAAAATTAATGATTTTCATACCTTCCTTTGTAAACGTGATTGTCGCATCGGTAAGTATATCCTTCACCGCAGTAATCATATTACGTATTGGTTGGATCTGAACCGTTTTAATTGTCATAACATTATTGTTTTCATTCATATCTATATTCCCTATAATACAAAAAGAAGTGCGTTTGTTTCTATATTTTATTTTCATAATTGTATAAATATCTCAGTGAACGCACATTAGCTAAGGTCGTTTTTTGCGAGTAGTTTGTCTTTGTCTTTTTTTTGTTTGGGGTATACCTAATTGTTTCTGACAACGGTTTTTTTTTCGGCACGTTTTTGTTGCCATTCTTAATGCGCGGCTGCGTTTCTTACAACTTTCTGCTAAAATGTGATAATCAATGACGCTGGAATTTCCACCAGTTATAGAACTAGCTAATCTCGCTATCCCCCATGACTCAGCAGTTTGATTCGGACGAGAACCGGTGGAATAATACGCTCCGCGACCCTTACTAACAATCTTTTCGAGAGCATCGACCGAACATCCTGTCCGATTCGCTAATCGTTTCGATGGTATGATTGAATCTACTTTATATTCGATTCGAGCGCGTTTCACATGAGATGATGGTTTGGATTTAAAAGATTTTACTTTCGGGCGCTGATAATACTTTCCTTTTCTATAGAAGCGTCTGGACTTCAATAAATTCTTATGTTGCACAATGCTATCTTTTGCAGATAGATGTTTAGGAATATATCGAATCGGGATCGACATGTTTTTATTTTATATATTTAGTATATATAATAATCTTACTATTTAGTATAATGAGCGTACAATTGAACACAACAAATTACAGCACCATCAATCAGGGAATAACAGAGTTAATGAAGACCGGGCTTTATGCAGGTGTATCTGTAAATATTTATACAGATGAGGCTGCAACAACATTCGCAACAGACGGTGTTGGTAATATCGAGGATAAAAAAATTGGTAAAATCAACCTAACTGGTGCTTATACTATTGCTGCAAGCAATGAGTTTGTAAACGCATGTATTGAAATCGTTTTTGGTGATGGTTCATCATTTAAGTCTTTTGATGTTGTTGATTCTTATTGGTATACTTTAGAAGGTATCGTTATGCAGCGTCGTAGATTCTAATTCAATGAAATGAAACTATTTACACATTCATTTCATTGCTCCTATTATGGATCGTATTTATTGACCAATGCGTGGTTTGCCATTTTCAACAATCAGTCGTCCTTCATAAGTTGGTTCAGACCCTGTTTTAACTGCACGTAGATAACTATCATAATCATACAGTTCATTCGTCTTTTTGTTTAGAACATAATCCTTTCCACCAATAGATACTTTCACACCTTTCCAATTTATCTTTTTGACGTCAAGACCCACCTTTTCTTCCTTATCCTTTTCTAACATTGGATAGGATGAATACTGATTTGTTTCAACACGGCCATGTCCATAACATACCAATGGATCTTTATCTGACGATTGACTTGAGAAAATATTACAATCGATTGCCGATTCTTTTACAGATCGTAGAATCTGATTGTTTATACGTTGCTTCATACTCGCAATTTCATATAATGTTTCATCTGTAGACACGGGTGTTTTTTTATCCATTCTACTTACGTCGCGGATTCTCAGTTCTATGTTTTTCTCGCTTGTCTTTTGTTGTTCACTGAATACAGATGCATATAAAAATACACGAACTGTTCGTAATTCATCTGGCAAATCTTGATGACTACAAATGCGCCTTGCACGACCAACTACTTGTTCCACTCGCACCATATGCCAATAGGGTTCAACTATATGAACATATCGCGTATTTTTCAAGTTGATTCCTTCAGCACCGGAAGACGTGATCATAAACACTTTGATAACCTCGCCGTAATGATTATTTTCTGATACTTTCTGTAATTGCTCGACGATGCTCTGTGGTACAAATTCCCATGCGCCATTATAAACGTTTCGTATGATTTCCTTTTCTTCTGTCGTTTCTGTTCCAGTGTATAATACAAATCTGGGTTTTCCTGCATCCTCCTCTCGTTCAATGATTGTCCACTTATTGTCAACCTTTTGTAGTTTAAACTCTGCAAAACCATTCGCAAGTAGGATTAATCGCATAACACCAATACCTTCTATTGTACGAAAATGACTATACATCAAATGCAATCCTCTGTTAGCTGGGTCAGTTATGTTCTCTAGTATTTTTGCAAATTTAGGGCTATATGTAGGCAATGCATCCTTTGATAAATACCTACTTACGCTTGTATCCTCAATGTTTTCATTCAGTGCATTCAATGCGTTTTCTATGCGGGTTGAATAACTTTGCACATCAGTTTTCTTATTTTCAGTGTTATCGTCGAGTTCTTGATCGGGATCAACTTCGATTGCATCAAATGTATCCTCGTTCACATCTGTATCTTCTTTGATAATTGGTACAGGACGATCAATCCCCTCGGGGAATGTAAAATTACAAGCGGCACGTGAAAAAATGCGATAAGTGGACGATATCGTAAACAATTCGTCGTTTGCTTTTTTCCTATTCATTTTCTTTGCACGCTTTTCTCTATCTGCTTCTTCTTTTCGTACCTTTTCATATATACCAAATTGATGATCTGACATTTCAGTCTTCACCACATGATACGTATCCCCGCCAGCAGTTTCTTCGAAGCGAGGGAGTAGTTGCTCTTGTGCACTTCGGAAGTAGGACGTGAGTCCTAGAATTCTGCGCTGGAAAAGATTCATATTAATTGCATTTCCACTATCTGCATCGACAAACATTGATAAGAAACTGTCTGATTCGTCGGGCAATGCCTTGTAATTTTGTACAACCATACTCTTCTCGTTAACGGTGATTCCATTTTTTGCACTTTGTAAAATACGTATCACCCGTTCGATAAACTGTTCGTCTGTTATATTACCAGTATCATCTAGATGGACGCCATTATAGCGATCAAATACATCAATTGCACCACCTTTATACAATCGATCGTCAGTGTAGATCGCTTTATCGCCAACTCGAGCACCTGGTTCTATAAACTCTTCTTGAAAACTCATTTTTTCTGCAATCTGCCCACGACTTTTTCGTGTCCCTCCACCACGCTTTACCTGATTCTTACGTGTTCCTGGCAATACTCCTCGTTTCTTTGTATTAACAAATCCAAACGGATTGCGTGTTATGGTTAGTTTATTGTCTGCATAATCAACATAATCAAATGTTTTTAGATTTGCATCGTCTAACATCGACAATATCGTATCCGTTTTCAATGTGCCCGATTTTTCCCACTTTATAGGTAAAGTCCATGTTTTGATGTGTCCGCGCAAAATATTATACAATATACCTATTTCATTGGGGTAATTAATGATGGGGGTACCAGATAATAACACAATCTTTGCGTTCTTTGCACTCATCAAATAATTATATAACATATAAGAAATTGACTTTGGACTCTTGATCTTATTGACAATACGACTTACAAAATTGTGTGCTTCATCAATTATCACAACTGCATTGTCAAACGGGTTTCTTGAGAAATCACCAGTGAGAGTTTGCATTTTACGCATGTTCATACCATTATAATTAATATCTGTATATTTGCTGCGAATCATCTCATTCAACTGAGCGTCAATTTGGAATTGTTGTTCGCTAGATAATTCGGTGAAATTGGCATCTTTTGTTATGTTTACTAACCATGCACCACCTTGATTGCGAACATACTCTGTTGACAATGATAGCGATCTCGATAGTATGCCGACATAATCCGGGTTTCCATCTATGCTAATATATTCCCAATGTTGGTTCTTCTTATATAAATCATCTCCACATTTCTTCATTTCGCTGAAAAAATTCATTTTCAACGACGCTGGGGTCATAACAAACACTCTTTTGTCGCTTTTCATGCCTTCGGCAATGGCAATGGATGTGCAGGTTTTTCCTGAACCTAAACCGTGATATAACAACAATCCTCTGTATGGCGTATACAAATTCAAATAGTCGCGGACAATCTTTTGGTGGGTCAGCAAATCAAATTCATCTGTACTAGAACGCGTATCACATGACACGTTATCTGCATTTGCTGCTATTTCTTTCTGATAGGGTTTAAATAATTCAGTGAGTTTCTGCGTGAATATCTTACGATTATTCATATAGTAAGACGGAGCTTTGATCAGAATACGCTCACGCTCTTTGGGTAATCGATCAAACACTTTCTGAGAACGTATCATTGCAGTCGTTAAATCAATGTCAGCAATTTGTTCTACTTGTTGCTCACCCTTTTTTGCTCTCGGTTTGCGAGCCTTTTTTGGTTGGTCTTTGACCACATCCGGTATCAACAGTTCTTCTAAATCTTGGTTATTCTTCTCCAAGTCTACTTCCTCGTCAGCAATTTGTTCTACTTGTTCTTCTTCATTGTTATCTTCGAATCCAGTTGTTTCGTCTACCTCTACTTCACCGTTATCTTCTTGAATAAGATCCGGAATATCACTAGGCGTAAGTACAGTTTCTGGATCTCGGATCACTAGACGTCTTCCTGTACAAACTGGAACAGGAATAGGAACTGGTTCACGAAGTGTATTTGCAATATCATCTTTCTTTTGAGTATGTTCATTAATAACACGCATAGTACCTCGTAATCTTGCCAATATATCATCACGATTAATCATACTTGGACCGCGTTTATCTATAATCTGCACACGTGGACCAGTTTGTTCTACCTCGGTTATGTCTTTATTTACTTCATTTTGTTCTCCATATTTGATTTGAACATTAGTAAACGTTGTTGGAATACGTTTTTTGTCCAACATCTCTAAAGGTTGAAACGCAATCGTACTCATTTATATTGCCCAAAATATATAGTATCTTGATATAAAATATATTCTTGGTCTATATGCATTGTAGTAAATGTATATTTTTGGTAGTAAATTAGGCAACTCTATAGTTGTGCTATTATATTACTCCACTTACCTGGTTTCACTCACGAATTATTCTTTGGACAGGACCACCTTTGGCAGGATCTTTTTGAGGATTTTCTTATTTAACTTGGTCTGTTCCTCTCCTTGTCCGAGCGAGTTTGCGAACATCTTCATCAATTGGATGTTTTCTGGCGTATCNAGGTCGCGACTNTCTGGGTTCTCCTCCATCCACTTNGGAAGAAGATGTTGGTTTTGTTTGTCAATATAATGTATGGCCTTTCCTAGGACGGGATTTTCCGCGTCGCTTTTATCCCACTTGTTATCCTCTTTGATATACAGTGTTTCCCGTCGGACGTCGGTGCAATGTATGGGTCGCTCTGTTATTTGCAACTTTTTGAGGGCTCCGATGAAAATATCGCTGATACCTTCCACATAACCAGTGTTGCCAATATGCAACATGTCATTCATTTCCAATTGTATGGTTTTGATAAAATCGGTAAGATTGATGGCATCCTTACAGTCAGTATTAAGGAACATTTGTAAATTGAACTTGTTATTATTATTGTTTCCAATTTTTGGAATCATTTCCTTCATTGTATTTTGTAAGTCGGCCATTTGTTTATCTTTCTCTGCCATTTGTTTATCTTTCTCTGCCATTTTTCCTAACATTTCTTTGAACATAACCAGTAATTCTGTAGTATCAAATGAAGATTGAACTACATTATCATGTTCACTTGATTGGGCATTTTGATGTTGAGCGGTACATTTTTGTTTATGATACCATAAACTATTTCTCGCGATATATTTCTTTCCACAATCACATGTAAAACTCCTGGCGGATTGGTGTTCTATGATTGTTCTATTTGTTCTATTTATATGTTTTGCAGTGTTTATATGGCGTTCATATTGACTTTTTCTTACGGTATTGTACTGACAACAATGACACCGATATATCATAGAACTATCCAGAACCTTTTGTATCTATATACATAGAACACATTTAGTTCCTAAATGATTTATGTCGGGATTATAAAAATATTTCTCAATAACAAATATTTCGGTATATTACTGGTTTTCGCTGCAATATGCTGTTATGTGGTAAAACATGATTATTTCAGAATATTCTCGGATCAACTTTTGAAAAACTGCCAAGAATTCTTGGCAGATTTGAAATTCCTGACTTCCAAATTTTTTTCAGGAATTATTCTTGGATAGCAGAATCCTTGGACAGGGCTACCTTTGGCAGGATCTTTTTGAGGATTTTCTTATTTAACTTGGTCTGTTCCTCTCCTTGTCCGAGCGAGTTTGCGAACATCTTCATCAATTGG